GTTTTCCCTTGGGCCATCCACCGCCATTGTTTGAGCCTTCCCCAAGGTTTGGATTGCCGGGACTGCGAAGGATCACGGCGCGGAGTTTCGGAATGTCGGTGTCAGTGAACGCCAGTGCTCGCCCCACGGTCTGGCCGATGTTGTGATTTCGCGCCGCACGCTGGACGGACCGGCTGTGGCATCCGAGGGATTCGGCGACTTCCGCAGAGGTGTAGAGCTTGCCGAGTTCCGGTGGCTTCGGTTTCTTCTTTTTCATTTCGCTTTTCTTTCCAATCTCAACTCTTCTGGCGTCAACCGTCGACCGAAGTCAACGAAAAACGTGCATCCGCATTCATGGCATCTCGGCACGCCGCGACTCGGTGCCCGCAGAACGGACAAAACGCAACTTTGGATTCTTCTCCATGCGGAAATTATTGTCGCGACGGCGGCGATGGTCAAGACTTCCGCTTGATTTCTGATTTCGCGCCGTTAAACTGGAAGTTGTTCGTAAACTTCTATGTAAATCGGAGGGGAATGGAGTGGCTACGAAAAAAGATCTGGAAGAACAAGTCGCAAGGCTGGTTGATGAGTCCAAGGCGTCCGCTGAAAAGCTGAGGACGGCACAAGCAGAGGCTCGACGGTTCCAGCAGGATGCCGATCGCGACCATCGAAACTGGCAGGAATGCGAGTCGCGACTGAGTTCTATCAGGACCGTGATCGAGTCGTCGCTGGAAGTGAAGCATCAAACCGGCGTGCAGCCAATGCAGGGCGAATGGTTTCGCGGCAAGTTCGTGGAGGATGTCGACACCGAAGACGTTCGGCTTCTTCGCCACATCCACAAGCTGACGATGATTCAGCCCCCATTCTGAAAGGACGACGGATGTTTGCCAGTGTATTGATTGGTTTTATTGCGGGCATGATCGTGGCGATGGTTATTGTGGTTATGTCCGGCAATCCACGAGCGGACCAGCTTGAGGCGGAGTTGGCTTACCGGATTTCCGAGCGAGAAGAACTGGAGTTCGATGTGGCGGATTTGAAACTCCGGAACGACGAGCTTCAGTCGAGGCTGTCGCAGTCGCTGGATCAGTTGATGCAATGGGAGGACTGGGGCAGGCAGATGCCGGGAGACAGAAGCCTCTCGATGGCAAGATACGCAGTATCAGTAGGAACAACAGCATGACGAACGATTTCCCCGGAACGAAACTGCCAGACCTGTCGAAACTCCCGGCAACCGATCGCGAAAAGCAGATCGCAGCGGAGTATTCGCGAATTTCAATCGAGGATACGGTTCCGATTCTCGTCGTCGGCCATCAATCATTCCAACTTGGTGGATTAACCGGACTCGGCGACGATCAGGCGAACTGGACGTGCTGGATGCTCGCCAAGGCCATCCAGAAGATCGAAGACGCGGTTTACGACAAGGTCGAGGCGGCAATCGCCAAGGATCTGGCGGACGTTGACCCGAACATCGTCCTGATGGAAGCAGAGGCCCGAGATCGCGAAAGAATCCACGTCACCGACACTTCAATCTGGAGCAACCCGTCAGCCAATATCGTCTCCGACCTGACGAACACTCCGCCAATGGAGCGAATCAAGAGCGGCATCATGATGTTGGAGTATCTCCAGACCAATTGGGGAAGCCTCAACCGAATATTGAAAGCGGTTCAGGAGTGCCCCGCAGCATTCGGCGCGACAGTTGGTGGCGACGTATTCACGAGTGTCGCCGACTTCGCCGAGAATCGCGTCAAGGAATACAGGAAGGGACGGCCATGAAACCCGCAACGCTCGCTCCTGCATATTGCTCTCTATACCCAATGCTTTGCGACATAGCCAGATCCAACGGTTACGCGATGGCGATTCATGGAACGATGGGCCGCGACATGGACTTGATCGCTGTGGCGTGGACCGATGAGGCATCGCCGCCACTTGACCTGATTCGAGAGATCGCAGCCAAGATCGACGGAGACATGGGGATGTGTGCCCGTAGCAATGGGGACGGGACATTCACGGAACAGAGTTCGTGGATGCCATCTCTGAAACCTCACGGACGGCTGGCATGGTCAATTCGGCTTCGCGACTTCGCATGGAATGGAACGAATCCATTCATTGACATCAGTGTGATTCCACCGTTTCCGCCATCGCGGCTTTCGGTCACTCGCGAGATACTGGAGGAGCAGCCATGAAGTCACGCAAGGGAATCGTACTGGAAAGCATGGAGTCAGACGTTATCACACTGGAGGACGGCTACCAGTATTTCGACACAACGAAAGGCTGGCTGAGCGCCGCAGATCTTCGCGACATCGCCGACGAACTCGACCGACGTAACGCGGAATGGGATGCCGAAGTTCGGGCGACTCTAGGGGATGGTCAGCCGACACGCAAATTCACAGGGACCGTTGCCGCAGGATCTGGATACGACTGGGATGCCGCTACGTTCGAGTTTGAAGTTCCCGACGATGCGACCGACGACGATATCCGCAAGGCTGCATACGCGGCTGCATGGGAAGAATGCCAAGTCGATTACGATGAGGTCAAACCACGAAAGAAGAAAGTCAAAACCGACTGATGGTCCCGGCCCCGAAGACTGTCGAGTCCTGCGAAGAATTCGCCCGATCACAAGAGTTGATTCCGGAACTGGACGCTCTACTTTCGAATTGGGACCATCTCACGCAAGCGGAGCGAGACTTCGCCCTGAAGTACGCGAAGTACGTCGATCGAGGCTACCGCATCACGCCATACATGATGCGAGCATGTCCGACACCGTATCCGAAGCAACAGCAGTTCATAAGTCTCAATGATTTAGAGGCTTACACAGGGGGGAGTACGGGCGGCGGAAAAGCGATCCATGTCGACACGCCAATTGCCACCCCTAGCGGATGGACTTCAATGGGAGATCTCCAGATAGGGGATCTGGTTTTTGGTGACGACGGAGTCCCGTGCACCGTTCTGGCGGTCAGCGACATTATGGAAAATCGCCAGTGCTACAAAGTCACGTTTGACGATGGTAGCGAAATAATTGCTGACGCTGAACACTTGTGGTCCGTAAAGACAGCCGCAATTCGTGTCAAGGAGGTACATCGAACCGACGAGTGGAGACAGAAAAGGCGAGAGTCGAGACCGCCGCGATCCAAGGGTGTATTCCCGTGGCTGGTCGAAAGAAACAAGGCGCAGAAAAACGAGACTCTTCCGCCTCCACTTCCGGTTCTGATGACCACCGCCGAAATGTCTGGGAGCGTCAGGACAAAGGATTCCAACGCCAGAAGGAACTATTCTGTTGACAACACATCCCCACTGGTGCTGCCAGAACTGAGTGACCTCCCAATAGACCCGTATGTCCTCGGTTTTTGGCTTGGGGACGGACATTCGACGTGCGGGAACTTTACGATTGGCGATGAAGAGTCAGTTAAACATCTCGCTGATTGCGGAATAGTCTTGCGTAAGCTAACCGCAAAATACCTCTGGTCGTCATCACCGAGCGGGTTGACAACAATAATCCGTGAATTGGGGCTAAAACGCAACAAGCATGTCCCGAAGATGTATCTGCGAGCATCCGAACACCAGCGAATGAGTCTGCTTCAGGGGCTTTTGGACACCGACGGGACAGCCACGAAGGACGGGAAAGTTCAGTTTTGCAACTGCAACGAAGATCTTGCGAGGGGCGTTTTCGAGTTGGCCGCATCCCTTGGGATGAAGCCGACTATTCATAAAAAGCAGTCGAAGCTGTACGGCAAAGTTTGCACGCCTCACTGGCTGGTTCAACTGACAACTGACAAGCCTGTTTTCAGGCTGTCTAGGAAGCTGAGTAGGCTCACTGGAAAATCGAGAGCAACGCAGTGGAGGCGGTTCATTGTCAGTATTGAAAAAACAGAGTCTGTGCCAGTGCGGTGTATTGCGGTTGACTCTCCGTCTCGCCTGTATCTTGCCGGAAGGTCGATGATACCGACCCACAACTCGAACGCCTTGCTTCTGGCCGCTCTCCAATTCGTTGACATCCCCACATACTCCGCTTGCGTGTTTCGCGCCACGTACACCAATCTTTCGAAATCTGGCGCGATAATGGACCGTGCGAAGTCGTGGCTGATCTACGACGGCTCCGATGTCCACTGGAACGCAAATGACTGCGTTTTCACGTTCCCCAGCGGCGCGAAGCTGTCATTCGCCTACATGCAATCACAGAAGCATGCCGACAATCATCGATCTGCTGAATACACTTTCTTGGCATACGATGAAGTGACTGAGATCCCGGAGGAGTGCTATCGTTTTCTGTTCTCTCGTCTTCGCAGAAACAAGACCGGCTTCAATATCCCGCTGCGGTGCCGATCGGCGTCGAATCCGGGGGGCGAGCACTCCGAGTGGGTTAAAAATCGGTTCATCCCGAAAGGATACTTGGAATGCAAGGACAACGAATTCCGGTTCAACAGGCTGTGGAAGAAGGGGGAAGTTTGCTCTGACTGCGAGGGAACAGGGAAGCTCGACAAGGAGCCTTGTTTCTATTGCGATGGGGTCGGGTACACGACAAGGACATTTGTCCCGTCCAGAATTCAAGACAACCCCGCGATGGACGCAAACGAATACCGCAAGGCGCTGTCAAAGCTGACATTCGTCGAGAGACAGCAGGCGGAGCATGGCGACTGGAACATCACTGCCGAAGGTGGCGTGTTTCGTTTGGCGTGGTTCCGTTACTACACCATTAATGGCGAATACCTGAAGTTGCCTCGATTCGACGAGCACAATAGGCCGCTTTCGACCCTGACGATCAGCAAAAAGGATTGCGTCATATTTGTCACTGCGGATACGGCCACGAAGGAAAAGACGACAGCAGATTTCAGTGTGATCTGCACATGGGCTTACCATCGACAATCCGGGTCTCTCGTCTTGCTCGATGTCATCCGCAAGAAGGTGGACACGCCGGAACTTCTGCCGCTTCTGTCTGGAGCCTGCCTGCAATCGCACGCCCAATTCGTTCTTATCGAAGAGGCGTCATCCGGAGTTGAATTATTGCAGTCGCTGAGAAAGAACAACGCCTGTATCGGCGGGATTCCAGTCAAGGCGTTTCTGACTGGGTCAAAGGACAAGGTTTCCCGTTCGACACCTGCGCAGATTCGCATGGAATCTGGAATGATCTACTTCCCCGCAGAAGAGACGGAGTGGAAATCAGCTTGCCAAGCGGAATTGCTGTCGTTCGGCTCCATCACGGCCCCCCACGACGATTTCGTCGACAACGTGTCGATGGCGGCGTGGTACGCAGAGAACCACAACACGATCCACATCGGCGGTGGGTCGAACGCGGCCCCGGTGGAAATCGCTGCTGGCCCTTCGTTACCCGGTCGGCGGATGCAATTCGGGTGATTTCTGGAATTTTCCGATAAACTTGTGATCTGATCTGATTCTGGAGCGTATCATAGGCGTGGTGTTTGTTTTTTCGAATGGGGAATAGAGATGCTGAAAGCGACTATCGACATTGATTGCGTCCCAAGCGGCTACGAACCAGTGCGGTTTGGCCATCCAAAGGCGGGGGAGTTTTTCGTAGAGAGCAACGACAATGGCTGCGGAAGGATTAAATCCGAAGTCACGGACTGCGAACTTGCATTGCGGCTCATCGTCCGCCCAATCTGGCAACCATCGATATCGCTCAGTCCCGGCTGGGTCGCTATGGACGCTTCTGGTGTGTGGTATTGGTACGACGAGCGTCCCGAGTATCGGCTAGGTGATGGCCTCTGGACGACAAACGGCGAGGTTCTTGAGATTACTCCGTGCATCAACTGGACTCCCCCGCCGTGTACCGGACCTCACGACTCGCTTCACGAGATTAAGAGAGGTGGGTCGTGACGCATTTTCGAGTGAGGGGGAATGAATCTTGGAATTCAAGGGGACGCAAGGACCGTGGGTTGCAGATGATGATGGATGTCACGTTCGGCCAATGTGCGCAAAAACTGAAAGCACGTGGTTCGCCTGCGCGAGCTTGAGGCATTTTGGGGAGCAAGAGCCAACGGAAAGTCAGCGTGTGCACAACGCTCGCCTGATTGCGGCGGCTCCCGGTAGAGCACATCGCATCTGCTGAGACTGGATTTGCTGAAGTTAAGGTTCCGATTCCAGCAGGATGGATGGCAACCGGCGAATTTCGGTCGCCATCTCCGCTGGTTGATTGCTATCTCCATCAGGACGGCGTCACCGCCGTAATCGAGGCGAAGTGCGGCAACCAGCCCTGCCGCGGCCCGCGCGTCATCGTGAAGCGGATCGTGCCGAAAACTCTTGCCGACAGGATTCGCGACTACACTAGTGTGATCGGCGAGTCTATTGACGCCACCAACCCAGCCGACGAAGGAGCACTTCGTATCGTAATTCTGAGGGAGGTTCGCCGCGATTTGATCGAAATCCTCAAGGAATTTGACGGACCGGAATCAAAAGCGTAAGATTCGCGGAAACTTCCTGAAAGGTTCGAGATGGTCAACATCGGCGCATGGCTACTACTGACGATTGAAGCCGCAAGCATGATCGCTGCGATACAGGATGGTCTTGCCGCTGTCGCGTCGGCTCACGGGCTAATCTCCGTGGCCGTGACGATTCTTCTTGCTTCGGATGGGGTGACACCGGCATGAGTTTGACTTTCGCTATCGACTTCGATGACACGCTGACAGCCTGCCCGGAACTCTGGTGCAGGTTCATTGCGGACGCGGAGTCGAACGGCCATCGCGTATTTCTGGTTACCGCCCGCAGGGAGACAGAGGAAAACGTCGAGATCGTCCGTGAGTTCATGGAGGAACACGGACTGTCTCTTCCCCGCTTGTTCACGAATCTCGGATCGAAGCTGAAGGCAGCAGAGCTTCGCGGAATCAAGGTTGACATCTGGATCGACGACAACCCGGAGGCATTGGTTCATGGACACTGAGTTAGGTCCAGTCGTGTACTACAATCCCGGCGAAAAGGACAAGGCTATCGAACTGCTCGATAGCGGAATTGAGGGTTCGTGCAGCACATACGCAACCACGAGCGCGAATTCCAGAGAAGTCTTCAGCATGGAAAGCATTCGGGCCGCATACCAGAAGATGAAGGACATGAGGCCGATCCCCGTTGTCGTAGACGGCAAGGAGATCGGCGAAGTCGCCGAGGTTGTTGTCAGTGACCATCGTTTGCTTGCGTCGATGAGACCCCTGAAGTGCGACAAGCCTGTCAGATCGTCGCCTCCGCTCAACATTCCCGCGTTCAGCATTCCGATTCGCGTCGACACTTCGATTCCGATGACATGGGTTCCACCAGAATCAGGAAGCCCGCACTTCAGCTACGGACCTGAAGACGAGGAGTGGATGAGACCGCTCGGACTCGGAAAGCTGGTCCCGACTGCGGTGTTTATCAATCGCGAGATTGTTGACGACCTGTACCGCCAATTCAACATCCCGGAACAGTTCTTTTCCGGCGACTCAAACTACTCATCCGCCATGATGGATCGGAGCTTCCTGTGGAACTATTGAAATGCAGTTGCGGCAACGAAATGTACCCAAGCCAGCAGAACAGCCGGGACCACACCGGGCGAAAACTGGTGAAACCGATCTGCAAGGATTGTTTTGAGCGTGGGGTTCGATCGTCTGTACTGACGAAACCGCAGATGGTGAAACTGACTTCGGAGGTGCGGTGATGAGTCGAAAATACAAATGAGCCAGAATGCCCAAATTGCAATCTGGTTCACGAGATGCCTTCGGGAGAAGACGAAAGCCACTGGTTTGATTGTGACTGCGGATGCAAGTTCGAAGCAGTCAAAAAGACGATAATCGTGTCTCGCCCAATGGAGATCAGGAACTAACAAGACAACAGATAATTCGGTGTTTCACAGCCGCAACAGCGCCTAACGGTTCTGACTGCGGCTTTTTTGTTTCCATCACAGGGGATTAGTTTATGAGCAATGACAAGGGGCAGAAGCAGCCAACGGTTCAGGAACTCCAAGCGGAGGTGAAGCGACTGAACGAACGGCTCGAAGGCGCAGCGGTGAAGTTCGAACTGAAGGAGAAGCTGACGCGATTGATTCTCCGGAAGATCCCGCGACACTCGCTCTACGGTGCCCGGTGGGAGATGGCCGAAACATTCACGATTCCGGAAATCGATGTCGTGATCGAATATATGAAGTCGGTTCTGCCCGATGAACGCAATCTTCTCGACGCCTACCGCCCGGAGTTCATTGCCCATCGTGAGGCGTTCGACGCCAAGGCGAAGCTCGACGCGGAATTGGCGGAGCAGAAAGCAAGCGAACCGGCGCCGATCAAGGCTCCGGTTCTGGATGTTCGGCCAGCGGTAATCGGCACGCCCTAAAACACGGTTTCGATTATCGAACTGTTGAGATCGTCAACAACCGCCAGAACATCGTTTGTGATATCCTTGCTGTCGTGCATAGTACATTCTTCGCAGTTCGTTCGACCATCGGTGTAGATTGTCCTGCCCGATCAGCTTTATGAATCCGATCTGAACGAGAAGCGATGCGTCAATCGCCGATTCCAGAATCCAGCAAGCGAACCGCGATTCTCCCAAAACTACCAACTGAACATTCATCGTTACCTGAGTGTATTCCCTGCGATTCGGCCCCGGACCACTCATTGGATCGTCTAACTCGCTGGATGGAAGGATCACTGGAAGATTCAGCCACGGGCGATTCGTTTTCGTCGGATCTACATCAACGTAACCGACAAGCGTCATGTCGCTCAGGCGAACATCGAACAGATTGCGGATGGTTTTCTCGATGCGACCAAGCCCCACTGGACGCATCCAATATTCGTCATCTTTCGTGTAGGTGACAAACTTGCTGCGGGAAACCGGCGGATGCCATGTTTCGTCAAACAGCCCGTGAGTTTGCATTGGCTTAATGGCTGCTGGACGTGCTGATACTGATGTCGTCATTGTTCGGCCAGTTTTTCAAATGTGATTCGATACCCCATCGCTTCCGCCAGAGACAGGACCGATGTGGCACACAGATTCCCGCGACTCCGCTTCAGGAACAGGTAGACAGCGGAGTCATGCACTCCCGCAGACTTGCAGATCTTCGGGATACTCCTGCCGTCCGCGTCAAGAAGCCTGTAAAGATCTTCCCGAAGGGCTTCGACAAGTGAGTCGACGGCGGCTGTCATGGCATCACTCATTCGTTGCGTCGACAAACCTCTTGACGGCCTCGACTGTCGTGTAGTTCTTTCCGCCTTGGCGAAACCACTCAAGCAAAACCCTGCGACCTGAAATCGAAAAGGCGCCGCGATGTCGCCAGTTGTAGATCTCAGACATTGACGCGGGGATTGGGAAAAGCGGCCTCGCATTCTTCAGCAGGACCGGGGTTTCGGACCGCATTCGATCCGGAGCCATGATGTTGTTTGGTTTCGCCGATTTCTTGACGATACGCTTCTTCTTCATAGTTCAAACTTCGCATAGGGATGAGCGACGGGACATCGCACTGAGTTATCAGGCTGCATCTGGACAAAGCATTCCCACGCCAGACGAGGGATTCCCCAAGTATGCGGCGGATTCGTTTGCAGCCACGCCGATACGTCACTGAATGGGTTGATCATGTTCGCCACCTTTAGATACCGACCGCGTTTCTGCGCACGCCGACATGAACGCGGAAAACAATGCAGTCTTGTCGAGTCCATCCACATCCAATTGCATGGATTCGCTTTGACGCTCGTTCCACGCATCAAACCATTCACACCATGCCGCGTACACGCAATACGGACCGTGCAACGCCTCAAGTTCTGCTGCGCGTGCATCCCACGGCATAACAACATCACCCATCGCAAACGTGCTCAGCAAACCCCCGGCATCAAATAGACCGTCCGCCCGGAAACAGAACTCACCCTGTAATCCGAGAGTTGCCACAACTCGCCACGAAGCGGCTCCGTGATGTCGCACCAGACGTAAACGCACCGCGAATTCTTCATCTTCGTCGGGAAGATTCCGGATTCCAGACACCAGTCATCAAGTGTCTTCGCGATTGCCGTCAGTGCTGCAAATCGATTACTCACGATGAACCCTCGCTTTCAGCATCTCGTCGGCCATTTCGTATGCCTGCTGTGCGATTTCAGAAAAATCAAGGCACTCGTCGTCGCACCGAACCGGGCGAGCCATCTCCCCCTGCATGAACTTGGCGGCGAAGTAGTCGCGAATCGTGATTCCGAGTTCGAATCCTTTCGCGTCATTGGGGCAAGGGAATGCCGGTAATTCTCCGGCCAATACGTGCTCTGGTGGCGATTCACTCACGACGAAGTCTCCTTTGATCGACTCAAGCCCTGATGACCGGGAATCCGCGTCACCGCGAAGATTCTAGTAAACTTCCCAAAGTTCGTCAACACCACACTTTTCATCAACCCAAGCAAAACTCACAAACTTCCACAATCTTCTGATTGTTCACGTCGCGAGGTTTCACATCTTCGCGGACGATGACCGACATGAAGGTCACCAAAGACATCATTCGAGCAGCCGAGTATCGACCGAATCCGCACAACCGCGATTTCGTCGTGCCGGTAACCGTTGAGACGCTCGACCATTGGGCCGACACATTCAGCAAGATGAAAGAGGCTGGCATCGGGGTTCCCGTCCCTTGGGAGCATCCACCGGCAACCGATCCTCACACCAATCCAATTGAGTGGAGTAAGCGGCGCGATGGCGATCCGCGAAACAACGCCGGTTGGGTTGAAAGCATCTACCGGGATGGCGACACGTTGATGGCTGTCCTCGATGTTCCTGATGAATGCGGCGAATCGCTGGTCAAGCATGGCTGCTATGTATCCCCGAAGTTTGGCGGGACATGGAACGACAGTCTTGACCGGAAATGGGTCAACCCAATCCATCACATCGCACTGACGACGAAGCCAGTGGCGGTGAATCAATCCCGAGAATTCAAGCCGGTCGACGCGACGTTAGCGTTCTCCCGAGCCATGTGTTTTTCAACGACCGCGTGGGACGAAAGTTCCGAATGGTCGCAACCCGGAGACGACGAAATGCCGGATACCCCAGAAGTCAGCGAAGCCATTCAACGATTGCTTGAGAATCCTGACGTCCTCGCTGCTGCTGCCGAAAAACTGCGAATGACTCATGAATTCTCGGCGACGTTTGCACCAAATCCCGGCGCGCCCGGCGGAATCCCGAACGCTCAACCCGATCCATACGCCGCCGCTCCAGAACAGGAGCCAGATGGCGACGAAGGCAACGATACAAACGCACTGGCGATCTGTATGCAGGTCTTGCATGCGGTGAATCAGGCGTCCGCAGAAGGCATGAAGGCGTTGGCAAAGATGCACGGCGTCAGCGTCGGAGATGACGATGACGGTGACGACGATCAACCCGCTCCGCCTCCAGCCGCCGCCGCTGCTCCGGTTACGGCAACTCCCGCAGTTGTCAGTATGAGCCGTGACGACGACCAACACGAATTCAGCCGCGAAGAGTTCGACCACCTCCGAGTTCTCAATGCTGCGATGGCAAACAAGCTGACGCGACTTGAGCAGGCCGGACTGGTTGGACGTGCGGAAGCCCTGTTTGATTCCGGTCGATGCACTCGCCCCGAAGTTGATGCCATCAAGGATCGAATCGGCAAGTACGAGTTCAGCCGACAGTCCGAACCCGACAACGTCCTCTTGGTTCGCGAGTTGGAGATCTACGAAAAGCTCCCTGAAGGAGCCGCCGTCAGGTCTCCGGAAGCCCCGACACAGTTCAGCCGACCGGCGACCTCCAGCCGAGACGAGTCGTTTCTGAACGGCGACGACATCAGTGATGAGCGTGCCGACCAGATCCTCGCCGCAGAATACCGATTGCCAAAAAAGACGGCCTGAGTTCACGAAGTTTCCAGACACATTCCAGTTTTGATCCGCATAGGAGTTAGTGATGACTTATCCCGGCTTTTCGACCAGCACCCCCGGCAACACCGACGCGCGATTCAGTCTGGAAAACGACAGCTTTTTCCAGAGCAATTACCTGAATGATCCGATCTACGATCCTTTGGGCCAGATCGATTCCACCGCCACGGACAGCACCCACACCAGTTATACGGCACAGCTTCGCGTCGGTCTGGTTATGGCTCGCCTGACGAGTGGCGGGAACTGGGTTGACTACGATCCGACCGCGAATGATGGTAGCCAGATCGCTGCCGGTATTCTCGCCAAGGACGTCATCCTCACCGATCCGACCACGGGAAGCTCACAGACTCGCCAAGGCATCGTTGCCGTCAGCGGGAAAGTGAAATCCGCCACCGGCAAACTGATCGGTCTGGATCAGATGGCTCGCATGCAGTTGCGACAGGCCGGATTCATTTTCGACGACGCCTCGACCAACGCGACGCCAGTTCAGCCGTTCACTGGCCCCAAGACTGTCACTGCCGACACCACGCTGACATCCGCCGATTACGGCAAATTGGTCGTTTGTGCTGGCTCCGGTGCCATCAACCTGACTCTTCCAGCACTGGCAAACGGTGCCGTGATCGAAGCACTGAACGCGGTGAACCAGAACATGGTCATCACGTCAGCCGAAGGCACGAACATCGTTGTTGTTAATAGTCTGGGGGCTACCAGCCTGACGTTCTCCACAAGTAGCCAAAAGATCGGCGCCCGTGTGCGACTGATCGGCATGTATGTCAACGGAACCCTGAAGTGGGTTGCGTCGATTGCCGGAACCGGCGGCACACAAACCGTCACCGTTGCCTGATTTTTGTTTTGACCTCACCAAAAAGTGGAAGTTGGGTTGCAACTTCCAAAAGTTACTCAGGAGTTGATAAATGACTGACGCTTCATTGGCCGAACTGCTCTCAACGAAAATGACCGCTCGCGCGGTGACGCAAGTTGCGGCCACCACGTCAGAGTTGCTCAATTTCTTCGGGTTCCAAGGGAACGACTCCAAGACGGATGGACGTAACGTCCGCCGAGTTGGACACCGAACCGTCGGATACGACATCTTCAATGATGCTCGTACCGTTGGCTCCGGTCGTGCCCCCGGAACCGCCGCTGGAACGATTCGCCGGAATCCGGTTGGTCGTGTCGAAGTCACGTTCCCCCGCATGTACGAAAAGCTGCCACTGCTCCACGACGAGCTTCACAACTTCCGTAAGATCGGCGGGCCGTCGAACGAATACGACGAAGCTGGCAAAGACTACATCATGAAGCAGCAGCGGTATCTCGGCCAGCGTGCCGCGAACTTCCGGTTGCTGCTGGTTGCCGGGATGATGCGAGGCGGTGCCCTGTATGGTCATGTCAGCGGTGATGACATCTATTACGACTTCACGTCGTCTGGTGCCGCGTTCACCGTGGACTGGAAGATGCCTGCTGGGAACAAGACCCAGTTGAACATGACTGGCAGCGGAAACATCATCGACGCCTCATGGGCGACGACCAGCACGAATATCCCGCTGCATCTGGCGCAGATCAACGCCGCATTCCAGTATCTGGCTGGAACGAGCTTGAAGAATATCATCATCAACTCGACGACTTGGCAGTACATCATCAACAACACGAAGGTTCAGCAGCAGGCCGGTACGTCGGCAACGCCGTTCGAAACCTTCAAGCGAGATGTCGGGATGGGTTCCAATGGTCGACCGCTGACCGTGCAGCATGCAACGCTGCGAGCCTGCCCATTCTTCGACTTCATGATTACCGATGCTGTGATCGAAGTCGGACCACTCGGCAACACATCAACGGTGAAGCTGGTCCCAGATGGGTACGCTTGGTTCGGTCCTGAACCAGACAGCAACATCTGCGAAATGCTGCTCGGCTCGGAACCAGTCAACGAAGGCTACGGCAAGAACACCAGTGTTCAGTACGGTGCCTACGCTTGGACGAAGGAAGTCGACGATCCTGCCGGGGTGTTCATGTACAGCTTGGATAACGCCCTTCCGGCTTGGTACATCCCGAACGCTTCGGCGTGGGGTCAGATCTCCGGATTCTGATCGTAGCCGTGTCAAGATATGGCGGGG